CCATTTCAAAGAACTTCAATCTAAAGTCCCCCATAATATGTACTTTAGCTTCTTCTCCGTTTCGGTCAGCATTAGCTTTGATTCCACTTATTAAGGTTTTACCATTCCACCAGTTTCTACTAGAAGCTGCTCTGCCTAAAGTCTGCCTTAGCTGTCTTTTAGTTTCACCGACTAAGATACCAGCACCCTTTCTTAAAGCACTTCTATAGACCTGTCTTTGCTGTCTACTAGTCAAATCTGCAAACATAGAAGTAACCTGTCTGGCATCTACTTCTATATTATTCATTTATCAATTCAGTTACTATAGTTATTGATTGCTTATATAATTCTCGGTTAATACTAAGAATCCTGTACTTATTGCCATTCCAAATAATTCGCATTTGCTCATTAACTTTGTGATATAGCCTTATAGTAAAGGTAACTGTATAGCAGTGGATTATTTCATTATTCTGGTTCTGTCTGTTTCCAGAATTATAAGTAACCTGCGCTCTGGTATTTATAGCATCCTTCCAGTCTATACCATTAGCCCCATATACATCTTTTAGTGTTATAGGTTCTTGTATGGTAATTGGATAATTTAATAGTCCTGCCCTCATTTTATTTCATAGTGTTTATAAAGTCCTATAAGATATTCATAACTATAAGGCAGTTTAACTACCGTACCAAATGCTACAGGCTCTCTATTAGCATATAAGTTACCTATCATTAGTAACATAGCGTGAATTATAGCAGGTGGTAAAGTACCACCTACTTCTAATTCATCTAAAGCTATGTCTAAATGTTTAGATACTGAATCCTCTGCTACAGCTATTAAGTCCAGAATGTACATATCATCTGCCCTAAAATCCTCATCTACTAGCAGGTGTTTCTTTGCTTGTTCTAAAGTTATATACATAGCTTACTACTTATTAAATAGACTATAATTAGGCTTTTAAAACCTTCTTCACAAAAGCATCTGCCCTTCTAGGCTTAGCATCAAAGTAAGCATTGATAACAAGTCTTACTTTACCGTTAGCAGCCTGTGTATATGGGTCTACTGTTAAATCAATTCCACCCCATTGACCGATAACCAAATCAGCGAAGTTACCATAAACAATACCCTTACCTGCAACAGCAGAAGTACAAAGAACTGGATAACCGTTTACCTCGTTACCTTCCATAATGAAAGAATTTTGATTCTTGGCAGTAGATTTTAATACAGCCTTGGCAGAAGGTGAAACAATAAACTTAATATCACCTCTTACATTCTTCTCACCTAATGCAGCTTCCATATTTACAAAGTCTGCATAAGTAACAGCAGCAGTATCAGCAGTTACACCGTTAAGCATACCAGCAGGTTGTGTAGCAGAACCAGCAGCAGTACCCAAAATAGTAGCTTCCAACTTATTAGAAATAGCTGATACAATATCTCTCTTTAGCATTTCTTCTGCACTATTAGAGTCTTGGATTAAGAACTGCTTAGATACATCAATGTAAGCAGTAAGTCTTTTAGGCTCTAGGTTTACTTCTGAGAATGTACCACCGCCATTAGAAGCAGCATCAACTTCACCAGCCCAACCTACATTTGAACCAGAATAAACAGGAATAGAAACATTACCTACAAGTCCTGTCATATAAGAAGCACCTGCTTGTGCCAATACTAAACTTGCTCTCAATGGTTCAAGAATACCCAACTTATCTTCTGCTACATTCTCCTGTCCTGCTGTAGCTACAGTAGCTTTAATATCACCTCTTTCCTCGATAGGAAGTACAATCTGTCCGCTATAAGATTGACCTGCCTTTCTCATTTCAGCGATACCAGCAGTTACTACTTCCTGTGCTCTCTCGTCTAATTGTCTGTTATTGGCTACATCATTGATAGCCTTTAAAAGTGAAAACTTTTCCTTCATAGTATTAGTTGTATGTGTTGTTTGTTTAAGGTTATCTTCTTCAATCTTCCTAATCTGAATATCTATATCTGCCACTTCTTTAGTAAGTGCATCAAATTCCACCTGCTCGCCAGCATTTAGCTTTCTTACTTCCTTCTCAGCACCAGATATAATTTCCTCTGCTCTCTTTTGAAGCAGTTCCTTTTTGTCCAGTAGTTCTAAGGTGTTCATTAGTTTAACTTACTCCTAAGTCCAGCGAAGTAATCTTTTAAATCCTCGCTCTCTAAATCCTGCATCTTTCTTAATGCTATAGATGTATCTGGATATGCTTCCTTATATACTGGTGATACATCGAATAATTCTTTGAAGCTATTGATAGTTCTTAAATAACTACCATCTTCCTTCTTAGTCCAAGTATCTTTACCGATAGTAAAGGCAAATGAAGAAGTACTAATATCACCCCTTCTAAGACCTTCTAACAGTTCATCACCTAAAGCAGTGTTAGGTGCTTCAAACCTGTATTTAAGTCCAGTATCATCTATAGTTAATTCTAGGCTTCCAGTACCATATTTAGACCTGGCTAATATACCTCTATCCTCATTGTGATTCAGTAAGCATAGTATATCAGACTTTTCTAAAATACCTTCTAAGGCTGTAGGTTCTATTACTTCAGTAAAGCCACCTAAATCCCTAGACTGCTTACCGAATACTAAAGCATACCCTTCTACAGTCCTAGAATCCATCTTTACAATTTCATTACAGTTTCTTAGTTCTCTCATAGTATTGTTATTATTCCAATAGAATCCAACCAGTATTATCTATCTGATTCTGTAATGCTGCTACCTGTTCCTTTAATAGCTTGTTCTGTTCCTCTAAGGATTCAATATACTTTCTTAATGCAGAATCGTCATAGTTACTAAGTCCAGCCAGTTTCTGCTTCTCCAATGTTGTGTAGTCATTAGTAGATAAACCTTTGCCAGATACCTTGTCCACCTTATTAGCTATGCCAGCCTTAATAGTAGAATCATCATAAACAGTATCAGTAAACTTAGCATTAGCAGGTACATCACATTCTACTGTATGTCCGTTTACAGTATCAGCATTACCACCATCAGCAGGAACTTTAGTAGGAATACTATCCTTTACCTTCTTTAGTTCATCCTGTAAATCGGTCTGCTTAGTAATATCACCTTCTATAGTACCCCATACAGCATTAACTGTACTACCAATCTTGGCACTGATTCTATCCAGTTCTAATACTCCTTCTTTAGTTGCTCTCTGTAGTTCCATTACTTCAAATAATAATTAGTCTGCCCCTTTACTACCTCATCATAATAAGCATCATTAAACATAGCATTAGGACTTTTAAAGCTATAGCTGTAATAGATTAGTCCAGATTGTAGCTTATCTAGGTCAGATGAATTAATAACCGCCTTATCTATTCTATCTTCTTCCACTATACCAGTCAAATCACCACCCTTAAAACTACATTCTATAAACTCTGCTGGGTTTGTGGTGTAAAGTCTAAGTATAAATTCAGAAGTGTTTCTTACCCTAAATGGAATACCGTCCTTATCTTCCAACTTAATATTGAATACTAAGTCAGTTCCCTTGTAAATTGTCTGTATCATTGATTATATTGTTATTAGATGGAATGTTATTAGCAGCATTTTTAATCTCCATTAGATTCACTTGTACGAAATGGGAATCTCCACCATCTACAGCAGGTAAATCCAACTGCTTTCTAATCTCATTGGCACTAACCACACCGATATTAAACAGTGTATTGTAGTAGTTTGCTAAAGATTGTTTGTCTGCTCTTAGTAATACAGAAGTATCAAATCTTACATCTATTCTACTCCTTTCAGAAGGCTTATACAGCTTCCTTTCAAACTCTAATTCTATCTTCTCTAGTAATGGTGATAATGTATCAGTAAGAAAAGCCAGCTGGGTAGCCTCAACAGTACTATAACTGCTCTTGGATAAGTCAAATGCTTTTACAGGTGATACCCCGAAGAACCTACAAATATCAATTACATTAAACTGTCTGGTTTCTAATAGTTGTGCATCAGCAGGATTCACTGTAATAGGCTGGAAGTCCATATTACCTTCTAATACAGCCACTCCATTAGGTGTACCAGTAGTAGGACTAAAAGCAGTCTGCCAGCTAGTTTTTAAATCTACCTTCTGCTTACCAGTTAAAGTAGATTGTACTTTAAGAATACCAGCCAGATTAGCACCACCTTTAAAGAATCCTTGTGCGTGTGATTCAGAATCTGTAGCCAGTCCTAAAGTCTGTCTGGCGTGTTGTAAAGTACTGATTCCAGTAATACCATCATAACTAAAGTTCAGTATATGAATCATATTACAAGGCTCTACCAGTCCTTTAATACCTACAACACTATATTTAATTCCGTCCTTCTGTTCAGTAATAGTAACATAATCTGGCTGTAAATAATGAAGTGCTACTGCATCTCCTTTAGCATCTCTTTCTATATAAGCATATCCATTGCCTTTAAGCAGTGTGCTTACTATCAAAGTCTTTATGAAAGTAAACCTGCTCATCTTATTGTTCGGCTCTTTGTTCAGTAAGTAGTAGGTAGGATGCTTAATAAACTTCTCCTTATAACCAGAATCAGTAATATAATATGGCTCTAATGGAAGCTGTGCTACTGCATCACTAATAACATCTACACACCTGTAGACTGTAGATAATAACATAGCCTTATTAGTGGTATAGCTGCCATTCATATTATACATTAAGGAATCACAGAATAACCCTCTGGTTTCCTGTTCTGGTTCTTTCTTTTTAAA